CCTTGCTTGACTTTGACGTGTCTGACAATATCGGCGGGCGAAACGTAATTAAGTCTACGCTGTTTTTGAGAGCGACGTCATGGGGTGGATTGTCTCTCGGCGGTCAAGCTATGCGTATGGATGTTGTTGGTCTTTTGCATAAAAACCTAGATGACTGGATTCCTTATTCAACTAGTACGACTTCGGATGTAACTTTTGATTATTATGACACTAGCGCGACCAGTGCGTGGCGTACTAATATTGGTACATTCTGGGAAAGCACTCCAAACGACGGAATGACTACTTCGTATCCATTCGGTGCTGGAGATCAGTTTTGGGGTATAAAATCTGATACAACATTTACCGATTGGGCTGATGACGGAATAATTACAATAGACGTAACTGAAATTATGCAAGCCTGGGCTGCTGGAGAGCGAGAGGGTGGGTTGATGCTCTTTGGAGCTCGGTCTGGAAGTGCAAATCCGGTATTTGGTAATGTAAATTGGACGGCGACACATAGGCCGTACTTGGAAGTCTTTACACAGTAGGTGACAGGGTTGTTGGAAACAAGTTTATCTAAAAAGAGAAAGCTCGCACAGCTCCAGGCTTTGCATGCTCGGATCGCTTTCTATGGAACGCCTGAAAAAAACTATATGGATAGCGGGCTTTGGATATTCTTGCAGTATGTTAAAACTAAAGACGAGCATGACGCTTTGAATCCCATGAAGGGGCTGCCGACTGAAGATGGCGCGATTAAGTTATACATATTGACATCCTTTCATTACATGCTAAAACATCCTCAGCTTGCAGCCCCGAAATCAAGACAGATAATGTGGTCATGGATGATCTCTATCTTCTCGGCTTGGTTCGCAAGAACAGCAAAACATAGATTGATACTTATACAATCTAAGAAAGAAGAAGATGCGCATGCTTTGGTATCAAGAGGCAGTAAAGACCCCCTTGCAGGCCGTATCTCTTTTATTGAGCATACCCTTCCTGCTTGGCTTGGCGATCCTAATATTCGTAGCGGTGATGGTAATAACGCTGGCCGATTATCTTACAGCAACGGCAGTCAGATTCGTGGCATACCTCAAGGCGCAGATCAAGTAAGATCACATACGCCAAGTCTGGTTGCGAGTGACGAGATAGCTTTCCAGGAAGAAGCCGAAGCTGCTTATGTGGCTATTAGGCCCGCAGTCCAGGGCGGCGGTAGGTGGCTAGGAGTTTCCTCGGCGAACCCAGGGTTCTTCCGTAGGATGTGTGGGAATATAGACGAAGAGTCAAATGTATCCAGTATATCTGGGGCGCTGCCAAAAGGTATGAGAAGCTGGGAGACACGTGATGGTATCGTAGTATTAGAGACTCACTATTCCGCTGATCCAGACAAAGATCCAGATCGTAATGGCAAATCTTGGCTGATAGAAGCCGTTAAGGGCTATCCGGGTGGAATGAAGTCATCTGGTTGGCGTAGGGAGATGGAGATTGATTGGGACATTATGGGTGGAGATCCTGTATTTGAATTCTTGCTCGATCACGATAGTAAGATATTCACTCCTCGCTTGTCTCATGATGTAATAGTGAATGATCTTGAATTATTCGGAGGGTTTGATTATGGAATAAGAAACCCAAGCGCATTTGAGGTTTGGGGAGCTGATAAAGCTGGAAACTTGTACGCCGTTTGGGAGTACTATAAGTCTGGAGATACATATAAAGAGACAGCGGCAGCTATAAAATCTTGCCCTTTCTACAGTAAGCTCCGATATATAAAAGCAGATCCAAGTATCTGGGCCAGAACACAGCAGACTGCTAATGGCATCAAGAGTATCTCTGAGCTGTTTTCAGAAGAAGGAATACATTTTCAACCAGGTCGCAGAGGAGCGGACGTTCCAGTATCAGAAAGATTCCTTGGGGATTACTGGGCTGAACCAGACAAGCCAAGAGCTTTCATAACAAGCGCATGTCCGCAGCTCCGACGAGAAATGACGAACTTAAGATGGAAAGAACACAGGTCGGCTCTCGTGGCTGCCACAAAGAATAATCCTGAAGAGATCGTCCAAAAAGACAATCACGGCTATGATGCCACAGCGTACTTGATCGACAGCAGGCCTGGCGGTAGAATTGGGCCAACGTTAAAAATAAAAGCTGGCACTATCGCGGCAATTGAGGCTGAGTTTAGAGAAGCAGAACTCAGGAACTCCAATCAATATATTGGCTGGTAAAATGAAAGAGATAAAAATGGATTATGATAGGGAAATCTCCAGGCCGCCTGACTACGACGATGAGAAAGTCGCTAAGTGGATGCATGAGCTTGATCGAGGTATCGATAGAAGAAAAGAGGAGTCTGAGATTTGGTCAAGAAACGCTGAATGGGAGAATGCTAACCATTGGTCAGATGACGCGTTAGCTCCCGGTCAAGATCGCGTTACTGTGAATAAAATAGGCGCGTGGGTTAATACAAGAATTCCAGCAATGATATTCAGAAATCCAGGATTCTCAGTTAGGCCGCTAAAGCCAGACGGGTACATTCCTATTCAGATAGAGGTAATAGATCAAGAGACTGGAGAAACATCAGTCAAGACTGTTGCCCGGCATAAAGTAGTAGAGAGTCTCTTAAATTATATAGTAACACAGCCATCGTTTGGTCTCTATAGAACCCTAAGAAGATTCATGAAAGCCTCACTGCTTGGCTATGGCGCTTTGAAGGTTGGGTACTTCCCGGAATTTGATGATCAAAAGAAAAAGAAAACTAAAAAAGCAAAACTTGTCGGTTGGGTAAATCCAGACGGCAGCGATGATGACGGCCTTATATCGGACAAATGGTTTATAGATTGGGTTCCTCATTGGAGAGTAATTATAGATCCAGATGGAGAGAATGAATTCTATGATCACTCATGGGTTGCTTGTGAATACATAGAGCATATAGATGACGTGAGGAGTAATAAGCTATTTAAGAACACAGCGGACCTCACCCCTACACTTGAAGATTTTGACAAAGATTATGAAGGCACTACTACAAGCGGAGAGAGTACGTTTACCGGGGTGGAGCCATACGGAAAAGACAGGGCTGAGAAGGTAAGACTGTTTGAGATTATAGATCTTCGCAAGAAGAGAATTATAGTTATTGCAGAGGGGCACGGGAAAGCTTTAAGAGATGACCCTCTTCCAGAAGGAATACTGCATAGTCCGTATGTGTTCTTTCGACCAATTGAAATCCTTGGTCAATTCTATCCAAGGCCACCAGTAAAAGACCTAATACCAATTAACGACGAATACAATAAATATAGATCCAACCTGATGTCTGGAACTCGCAGGGCTGCGCGAAAATTTGTCGCACGCAAAAGTGCGTTTGATGAGCCCAATATGGCTAAACTTACCAGCCCAAACGACATGGCTATAGCTGAGACAGATGCGGCTGATATTGCTAATGTTATAGTGCCGGTAAATATGCCAGGAATGTCTGGCGAGGTATTTGCTTATGGCCAGGATATCCCCAGGGACTTCAATGAAGTTGCCGGGCAGCCGGGAGAAGCCAGAGGTCAAGCCACAGCTAAGACCGCTACTCAGGCAAACATCATGCAGCAGAGCAATTCTGTCCGTGAGGACGATATGCGCGAGATGGTTGGCCACGCCCTAAGGGAACTCGGTAAGAAGCTACTCGATAGCGTTCAAAAAAACATGACAACTAAGCAGGCAATTACGATAGCTGGGGAAGATGGACAAGCCTTTTCTACTATGGTTGATCATGACATGATTGTTGGTGACTTTGATATTGACGTAAGTGTCATAGAGTTGATGCCGAGAAACACGGATGTTGAGAAAGCCCAATTTGAAAAAGTGCTACAGATTTTAGCAGCGGCTCCTTGGTTGGTGTCTGAGCCATCCCTTGCTGATTCAATTCTGGACATGTTCCAGATCAATAGCACTCCAGTCAGGGACGGCTTGGTTAACGCAGCCAAGATGCAAATGCAGGCTGCTGGAATGGGCCAAGGCCCACAAGATCCAGTCCCAGGCAATCCGGCTGACATGGCCTCCCAAAAAGGTGGTCAGTAATGCTATATGATTTTATTTGCGAAAGTTGCAATATTATCTTTGAAGTCCAACAAGGGATGAAAGAGGATCATGAGTATGATTGCGAGAAATGCAAGGCTCCAGCCAGGCGTGTTTACTCTCCGATAACGTTTTCAGTTGACACGTGTTCTGATTATTATGATGATGGTCTTGGATGTTACATTAAGAACAAAGACCATCGCAAGGAAGTTATGCGGGAACAGAACGTAACGGAGTACAACCCTGACTCCATAGCTTCCAAGATGAAGAAAGACCTTAAAGATATAGATGCTGATGCTAAGCCTGAAGAAGCTGGGGCCGCTAAACAGCAAGTACGAAAAGAAGCTTCAACCAAACGGAAGCGTAGCCAAATCCGGTCTACGATTAAGAAACTTGATCTCTCCCAAATCGTGGCAAACGCGACCGGGGAGTAACCAGGAGATGATAGAATGACAGAGAACTTTAACATTCCAAACGAAGGCGCAGCTGCGGAATCGTCCGCTGAGGCAAACACGAATTGGCAAGTCCAAGAAGACCCCAATGATGCAATGTATGGAGAATACTCTACTGAGGCAGAACCAGTGAGCCCAAGTCCAACGGACGAACCCTCATGGGAGCAGCAATGGGAAGCCACCGGCGACCCCGTTCACTTGCCCCCTCAATTGCAGGGAGTCCACAAGGATATGATCGCTGGGATGAATATGAAGTTTAGGGAGCTGGCAGCCGAGAAGTTGGCTCTTCAGCAAGCAACTTCGGGAGTCGTTCAAGAGAGTGGTCAAGCAGTAGGCGGGAATGAAATGCCAGCACTTGATGACTCTACTGACGAGAAATGGAAAGACAGCGTTCAGGCGCGAATTGATTGGCAAGTTCAGCAGCAAATGAGTGGCGTTAACACAAAGCTTGAAACACAACAGCAGACTCTGAATATGGCTGCTGCCAAAGAGGAGCAAACTCGAATACGCTCACATCCAAATCACTCTCCTGAAGTTGAAGGCGAAATGGCAAGACTTGCCTCGACAGACGCTTTCTGGGCTTCAAGTTTACAGACGAAAACTGGTGTTGATACTTTGCAAGCGCAAGCTATCACAAATATGACACAAGCACAACGGAGTGCTAGTCAGCAACAGAGAATTCAGAACGCACCACATCAGGCTGTAATGCGCGGCGGTGGAGGCAATGCCACCCCTTCCGATAAATACGCATCCAGCTTTGATCAAATTGCTGAAGAAGTCTTTGCTGATGCTGGTGTTCCGTACAAATAACGGAGTATAAGCAATGACTTATCAACCTACTGTTAGGGCAGCACAGAATATTGATGCCCTATTAAGTACAACTTTGGATAAGTACTATAAGTCCGGCTTGATGCATGATGCTATCTTTACCTCTAATCCAACCTTTGACTTCCTGAAGTCAGCTGGAAGGATCAAGTATATCGATGGCGGAATGCAGCTTGCTATCAACCTTATGTACGGTAAAAACTCTACTGTCGGCCCATATAGTCGATATGAAGAGCTGAATATTGATCCACAGGATGGAATCACACAAGCATTCTTCCCTTGGGTTCAGTATGCAGGAGCAATCACAATTGACGGACTTAGTGAATTCCAGAATAGCGGAAAAGCTGCTTTGGTTAATTTGCTTGGTGAGAAAATGGAGCAGCTGACAATGTCTTTCTCAGAGGAGATGAACGAAGATTTGTTCGATTCCACTGTAACTGGCGACGCTTCTCAGGTTTCATCCAAGCAGCTAATGTCCATTAATGCGTTGATTGACAACGACAATACTGTTGGTCAGATCGATTCAAGCTCACGCGAGTGGTGGCAGTCAAGTATTAACGCTTCAGGTGCTGATATTACAACCAACCAGGGGCTTAAAGAAGCAATGGGTACTAAGTACAACGATGTTTCTATTGGCTCTGGTGGTAAGGCGACTCTGCTTCTTACTACTCAAGAAATCTTTGAGAAGTATGAAAACTCGATGCAGGAACAGATCAGATACACTTCGACCGAAACCGCAACTGCTGGTTTTGAAAAGTTGCGCTACAAAGCTGCGACTATGATGTGGGACTCTGACTGTACTACTGGGTCGATGTATTTTATCAACCCTAAATTCCTTAAGCTGATGGTCGCACGTGGACGCGACTTCCGTCCAGGCGGATTCCAAAGAGGAATCAAGCAGGACGCACGCACTGCAAATTACTTGTGGTATGGACAGCTTGTATCCTCTAACCGTCGTAAGTTGGGCGCTATCACTGGTATAGACGCATCAACTATCAACCCATAGAAAGCAGGTGAATAATGAGTAATTATCCTCAGATCCCAGGTATTGGTGAAGGCGATCATCACGGCGCTGCCGAGATTTCAAAGAGAACCTTCAAGGCTGCTGTTGCTGTCGCTGTTGGCGAGCAGGTAGCTATGTCTGTTACTGAAGACGATGGCATTACTGTATTCCTTGCGGATACAGATGTCGCCGGTGGCGAGTTTGTTTGCGGTGTTGCTGTAAAGGCAGTCGCGGCAGGCGATTATGGTGAGTTCCAGACCAAAGGTCTATTCGTAGGCTTGGTTGGCTCTCTTACTAACGGTGAAGGCTGCTTCCCGTCTGCTACCGCTGGAGCGGCAGGCAACAACGAAGTGTCGTCTCAAGAGACAGCACATCCTTTTGCTGTATGTCTTGATGCTACTACTGGAACAGTATTCCTTGACTGCTTCGGCGGATAGGAATAAAGCATGTCAGTATGGACAGATCGCATAGATAGCATTCTTAGTAGTCATTTTCATGACGCAGGTCTGATTAGTGACGCTATTGATGATGGCACAAAAAACTTCATATACGGCAGCTTGTTGTCGATATTGTCTGAGCGTTATGATCTAGCTACGGAGAAAAGTGATTTTAACATGACAGACGTATATTGGGATGATGGGTTCCTGGATATAGGAGAACCGGATGCCATAAGTATACTGCGAGTAGAGTATGCAGCAGATGACGTGTTGTTTGATAACGTGCTTGAAGCAGTATCATTTAACAATCTAAGCGATCTGTCTCCTACGTGGCAAACTGACAGGAGTGCTGACCCTTCGCATTATGCGATCCTTGGCACTCCTGGATCAACTTATTTCAAATTAAAAATACACCCAAGTCCGATTGACGGCATGGCTGGAACTCTGCGAGTTACATATACAGCGAATGCAAGTTCCTACTTTCCGCCATTATGGATTGACTCTATGGTTATCCTTCCATACATCAAGGCTATTTTAGCAGAAGAAAAAACAGAGTTTGATAGACATTGGGGAACTTTCCTGGCTAACCTAAATGATGGCAAGGCAAAGATTTCCTATAATTCTGATCCACATAAGGGGTTTTAATGAACTGCGGAGATATGTTGGATAGAATTCAGGAGTTGACAGGCGGATCTGGAGATGTCTTCAGTCAGCTTCTTGTTGTAAATATATCCAGGCGCGTGTTGTCTGAAATTCATAGTTTCACTAAATGCAGCGAGAGAATGCAGGATATAACACCCGGAACTCCGGCAGGCGGAGGCGAAGTCGTGTGTAATATGCCGCTTGACTTCCTGTCTCTACAGTGCATTTGGAACGCAGAAAATAAAGTAAAACTACAGCCGGTCAATGGATTTGAGCTTAAAACTAAAGTAGTTGGCTGGAGAAGTGTTACTGGTGAGCCGCTTTGTTATTATTATTCAGAAATGAACAGAGCTACATCATATAGACAAGTTGGCTTATGGCCCCTTCTTGAAGGTTTAGATGAGCCTGTGGTGCCTACAGCCACACCTCTAGTAGATCCTTCGTCGGGGTCAACACTCCCAGATCTTGGAGAGGGATAATGTTAATTAAGTATGTAGCATCACCAAACGAACCAAGTACCGGTGGAATATCTTTCAACGATGAAAGTGAAATCGATATTCCAAAATGGTCGAGATGGGGATTAGTGGCAGAGGCAGCATCTCAGTTATATGAAGCCGACTCAATGGTAATGAATGCAGTGCTTGCTTACAAATATAAGCACATAGCTAAGTACTTTATTGATAGACTTAGAATGAGATCCTACTCTAAGCTTCCTAGGGACGATGTATTTGGAAAAGGATATTCACAGTATGAAGGGCCAGTTGTGACCGTCCCCGAGCTAATCGGCGACGGAACTCCGGATGGAGGATTTTAATGCAGCGGTTTAGATTTGACTCATGGGGTGCACTTAATCAAGAAGTTGAGCCTGAGTATGTAGAACAGGGCGAGCTTGTTGAATGCGAGAATATAGACCTCTCTGTTACTGGTAAACTTAAACCAGCAATAGAGAACTCTATAAAGCTCAATACATCCACTGTGTTTACGGATCTCGATGACGCTTCAATACCCAAATACTTAACATGCCTTGAATCACCATCTGGCTGGACTCCTGCTAGTTGGGGTGAAAGTAATTATGATTACATTCTATTCTTCAAGAAAGAGTACGTTGTCTGCTACACTGGCTTAAATAAAAACACAAAAGTACTTGATACAGACATGCCTGACACTGTTCATGACTTATACACATCATCAACTCTAGATAGCATTAGTATATCAAAAATCGGCGACTCTTACATAATCGTTGACGGCGGCACTAATAAGAAGTGGGCCGAAGATGTACTTATAGGCATTGGGCTTGATTACAGTGGATCTGAAGTTTTAGATGAACAGGTCAAGCCACAAATGTTTGAGCTGAAACCGTCAAATAGTTCCGCCCATGGAGAGCCAGACCAAAAATGGCTATGCATTTGTAGCCATGAAAACGAATCGCCAATAGTGGGTTTTCATTGGTCAACGCAGATACTCGCTCTTGAAACAATTCGTCCACACGAATGGAAGCTCCCTTGGGGGATGGCTATCTCCGAGTTAGCATCTACCTATAGATTCCTTTATTTCTACAAAGCTAATCTCTTCAGTTCTGAGTTGGATACAGAAATATTAGAAAACGTTGAGTTGTCTGGATCGTCCTATGCAGGTGGGAGTAAGTGGTATTACGAGACGGAATGGATAGAAGCTAATCCTACAAACTGGTGGCCTGTGTGGAATATTAAGACAGACCAGCTTTATCCTAGTGGAGATGGATATTGGTGGGAGGAGTATAATATAGACACAGACACTCTTACTACTGGCGATGCTGTTGCAAAAGACTGGTCTACTATTTCTCCTGATGACAGTATGAATGGATATTGGTACATACAAGACCCGGACGATATTCATGGAATGGTATATTTCTTAATGTTTTATTCCGGCAGTAGGGTATATCCAACATTCTCTTCATTAAGTATAGGAGTAGACTCTATTCCTGACCCATCTTCTATTTGGAAAGATGCAATGGAGATGAATATATGGAAATTGTATTGGGGAACCCCATACACTAACCACCTTCCAAAACATTCATACTCTATCGGACCTGTAGAGGATTCCGTTACTTCTATTTTTGGGCCTGACTTTACTGGGTATTATGAATTTGCAGCAACACTAGAAAGCTTATTTGCTGTACATGGTGTTGAGGAATCAGACATGTTCAGTGAAACAATAGAACTCAATAATGACTTCACTGCCATAGTTAGCACAACTGCCTTAACTAGACTTATCGATAACAAACTGTGGTCTGAGTTGTGGCCAAGGCCTACATCAAGAACTTACGGAACAGCTGGAGTTATTCCCCATGATTTCGTTAACCCAGGAAAGGTTTATGCTGTAAGGTATATTTATAGAAGCGACAACATAGACACAATGCTTACTCCCCTTATTTATCTTAACGATGAAAATGAGGAGGGGTTTCATGAAGGGATAGAGGTTACGGCTGGTGCTGTTGTGAGAATCACAATTGGGCTATGTCTACAGTACATGCTGGTTGATGGTACTCCTGAAAATGTGTATTGTGAGATATACCGTGGCGACTCCGATGGTGATCTTTATAATCTTGAAACAATTCCTGTAGCCGCGACGCCATCAGACTTGTCAGCCTCAATTACTCATCTTGACTACTACGACACAAGCGCCGATGCCAACTTAAGCACAGTCCTTGAAGCGTCTGATTATTCAGCGATAGCTCCTCCGGCTGGCGCTATAGCATCTGAGTATGTAGCAGATCAATTATATCTAGCTAAGGGCTCAAAGCTCCACTGGAGCGACTATGGAGCTCCGGAACAATTCTCAGAACTTCACACTACTTTGTTCGACGAGAACATAACAGCCCTTGAGAACATAGGCGGCAACCTTGCTGTGATAATGCCGGGTTCAATTAATGTCTACAGGCCGATCGATGAAATCGGAGTAATACAGAAAAGTCTATCTGAGGTTGGATGTGAGTCTGATTCTAAAACAGCAAACTCTAAGTCTCTTGTGTTCTTGATAAACGACGATGCGCTGTGGGGATTTAACGGAACTAAGTCGGTGAAGATATCTGGCCCAGCTAAGACGTACTATGACGCAATAATAAGCGGTGGAAGCAATATTCTTATTGAAGCAAATATCATGAATCTCTATATAGCATATACAGACTCATCTGATAACTGCAGAACGCTTAAGCTCTCTGCGTCTGGTAAAAACAGGTGGGGACTTATCGATCCTGGTATACAAGTCTACGGGCTTTGCAGTACTCCGGATAATAGAATTATTGCATGTGGAGCAAAACTAGTTAATGAGGATTACGTTGAAGCCTTCTCAAGTATTGAGGGTGGGACATCAAGAACAGAAGAAGACTACAAAGTCGTAACTGGAATAATGAGATTTATGGATCCCGTAGCCCTGCGTGGTGTTAGCGCCATGTCGAAACATTTTATTGGTACATCTGGAACAACTGTAACGGTAATTGCTAGATCGCTTCTTGATACTGTTAGTAATATAGGCAGAGTGTTGTCAGAAAGCGGGAATTGGTTTAGAGATAGGTTTAATATAAAATCAACAGCTGGACGAGCAAGTACAATACAAGTTCAAATTGAGGGAAATAAATCAGACGTTAAAGAAGTCATAGTGGAGGTGAGTGGAAATGGGCCAACAGCAGCAGCCAAATAAAGCAAATGACGACAAGTTTGAAGAGAGAATGGGCGACATAGAATCAAGGCTTGAGGTGCTTGGCACTGACATCATGCGAGAGCGGCATCGAACAAAAGTAGAAATAACTAATGCTGTGAACACGGTCTCCACAGTACAGGGTCTCCCTGGGGCCTCCGGTGTGGATGGTTCTGAGGGCGTTAGTGCAAGAGGCGTAAGTCTGTCAGTTACCGATCAAACGATAGAATTTAATACTAATGGAGACGACCCGTCTCCTACATCGGTGACATTTACCTCTGCCGCCGTGAATTCTAGCTCTACTGTTTATTATGAATTCTTTCTTGATGATGTGTCTCAGCAGAATACGACAGATGACTATTGGGAATACGATACACACGGTCTTACATATTCAGACATGCCTAAGAAGGTAGAATGCCAGATTAGAGAAGATTCATCGACTGGTTTAATACTGGCTCGCGACCAGATTAACCTACAGGGCTTAATGGCAGGTAGTGATGCTGTTACTACAGTGCTATCAAACGACGCACATACTATGCCTGTGACGGTAGCAGGAGTAATCGATTACACTGGCTCTGGAACAGACATAGAGGTTTGGGTAGGTACTACACAGCTGAGTTATGGCACTGGCGACATGGAATACCAGGTAACAGCAACAAGCACAAACATTACTGCCAGTACTCCAACTACTGAAGATGGTACAGATGGTGGAGATATTAGACGCTATCCAGATCATAGCGGATCAATGCCAGCCAACACCGACTTAATAAGCTACGCTATCGCTGTTAAAAACGAAGCTGGCGTTTCTATGCACTTTACAAGGGTACAGACTTTCTCAAAGTCCTGGGAGGGCGCAGCTGGTGTGGATGGAATCAATGTTGATGTCGCCTTTAACTTCCAGACAGATGATACATATTCTGATCTGGATGCAAGTGGAGATATTGCCGACGTAAATGATGGAGTTATTCTGACAAGTAGCGGCTGGGACTATACGGAGAACTGGGATATCAATAATAACATAGATTCTTCTTACATATTCACAGCGCCAAAGGATGGGATATATTTCTTTTCAGCTGAATTGTATGTGTCATGGTATCAGATTACGTCAGGTGCGGGGGATCATCCTAGATGTAGAGTGGCTTGGGATGTAAGTACCAATGGCGGCACTACTTGGACTGTTTATGCAGTCAGAGCTGCTGCGAGCGATTTCAAAGGACTCGTCGGTGCGACAGCCGCGCAAGCATGGTGGTGGCCTTATGTAATAAAGCCATTGGCGGAAGATAGCCAGATTAGAGTAAGACTTTGTTGCGATAATATTTACACAACTGGCTCTTACGGAGCGACAGTTACGGCAGGTAGTGAATTTGCTGGTCATCTGATAACACCAGAATATCCGGTATAAAAGAAAGGTGATAGTATGTGGGGACAATTAGCATTAGGTGGACTTGGATTGCTTGGGCAGCTTTGGGGTGCAAGCCAGGTGAAAACTCCAGAAAACGAATTCCAGGATCCAGAGCTACGTCGAAGACGGATGGAGATGCTTGACATGCTACAAAGCGGTGGCGGTCACTTCAATCTTGGTGAGATGCAGAAGCGAAACATGGGTAATACTACTCAGTTTGCCAGGCAGCACGGAATGAAGATGGGTAGCGCTCCTGTGATGAACATGTTTAACGCCGGGAACGCTCAAGCTCTCAGTCAATCCATGATGGGTAGACAGACAGCCATGAACCAGATTCTCGGAATGAACAACCCAACATATCAGCAGCCACAGAATAACGCTATGGCTAATCTAGCTATGGGTGCTGGTAATACATTAATGAGTGGTGCGGGACTATCGTACGCCGATGAAAAAGGCTGGCTACGATAAGAAAGGTTTTACAATGGCGGATATTAGCAGATTGATGGGAATGATACTTTCCCAGAAACTCAACCAAAGGCAACTGGAAAGCGACATGGGGAATCGTGATATACAGTTATATCACAGTCCCTCGACAGGCGGCCGTATCTCGCCAGGTGTGTATAACTCCCTCGGTGAGGCTGATCAGAGCACGTACATCCCCTTTTATTCAAGCTATGGTTCAGCTCAGGGTACTCAACCTGGAGTCCTCCAGGGCTATTCTAGCGGCTCTGGGAGTGGTGGGAAGTATAGTGCGAACCCGGCAGATGTTCTAGGGAGCTTTAATCAGAACGATCAGGGCGTGTGGAACGCACAGCCTGGCACTGGGATGGTTCCTCCTTGGATGGCGCAGCTTATGATAGACTCAGGAAAGACCAGTCAATTCATGCAGGAGTTTAACGCTGCTGGTGGAAAGGCGGATCCTGGTGGAGCGGCACAGAGGGCGTATCAAAATACGTTCAATGCAGAAGACATGAGGGTCGCATACCCTGAGTTCTTCGATCAGTGGAAAAGACACCCAGATAGCGAAATCTCAAATGTTGATGAATACGGTAATAAGAAAGTATGGCAGGACGAGAGATCCTTTAGAGGCGATGACTGGAAGTCTGATAGAGAAATGAATAAGGAAGCTGTTAAACGTGCCAGAAAAGGCGACACTAGCAAGCCACCTATGGAGCTGCTTAAAATGCTTGAAGGTCTTCCTGGATATGAACAGTGGTATGACAGAGAAACTGTGGGCCAATTAGAGGGAGTCCAAGCTAAGCTTTTGAATCAAGCTAAAGGAAAATAACATGGCAGAACCTCAAGCTAATTCTACTCATAAACAGCCATCTGTTAACATGTCTGATGTGCACAAGATGCTACAAGCAGACGGAATGATGGACACTCCGAGTAACATTAACTATATCCAAGCAAGGTTAATGGAGCAGGGTGTTACTGTAAATAATGATACAGATAATACTAGATTTGGTGGCGGAGGGTGGAATGAAGCGCGGTCTGCTCCAGTCGAAGGTCTATCTAATGCCATAAGGGGCATTGGTAGTGTAACTGGTTCTGCTATTGCAGGAGTAGGTGCAGTTGATACTGGTGCAGAGTTGATGGACTGGACTGGACGTAAGGCTGATAATCTTGCTGATAGATTCAGAACGCCAAGTATGCCTGAAAGTGATAGCGTTGGCGGGTATCTTAAAGAGATGCTCTATCATCCACTGAAGGCAAAGAATGAGATGCTGAAAGCATTGGGAACCTCGGTTCCATCTATTGCTGCTGCTGGAATCGCTACTGGAGCGGCGGTCCTTGCTGGGGCTGGAACTGCTGTAGTAGGTGTACTGGGTGCTGCGGCTGCTGGTTTGACAGAATCAGCGATGGAGCAAGGTCTTACTATTGATGAAATTCTTGAGACAAAGAAACAGCAGATATTGGAACGAAGACCAGAGATCACTAATAAGGAGTTAAGCCAAGAGCTTAAGGGTTATTTAAGCAAAGCATACGGATCTACATTTGATGTATTCGCAAGAGACGCGATAGTCAATACGTTAATCTTTAGAGGTGTTGGAGCTGTACCAGGTAGACTACTTGGGTCTGCATTGAAGGGGACCACTAAAGCCGCAGGTGGCGGACTGGCCTCTAAGTTCCTTAGAAAAGGCGCACTGGAGTTTGCTACAGATCAACTTCCAAGGACATCTAAAACCTTTAGGGCTCTCAAGCACGCCATACCAATGAGTGAGGAGCTCTTCCAGGAAACACTACAGTCTGTATCCAGTCAGTATACAGTAGCAAGAGAAACTGGAGCCCCTGCTGGAATCAACTGGACAGCAGCTATTCAGGAAGGAATCGTTGCAGCACCACTTGGCGTGGGTGGACACGTTCTGACGTACACAGCGGATGCTCTGAGTCTTAATGAAGCCGGATTTATTAACGGCGGTGGCGACGAGGCAATGCTGAATAAGATAAAAGGCGCTGGTAGGGTTGATGGTCCATCAAGGCCAGTCTTAGGTGAAAACGACAGTTATGTATTTAATGAAGACGGTACGCAGAAGATGGAAGAAACATTCTTCAATAAAGATTCCGTACTTGAAGACCTATCTGCAATTGAAGACGAAATCACATCTAGTGAATACAGCCTCGGAGACAGAATGTTCCTTAAGGGTAGAATTAAGTTACGCAAGATGGCTGCCAGGGCAGATATTATAGAGAAATTTGATGCCATGCCTAATGGCGGAGGACATACCGCATTAAGCAATATGGTTAATCAAATAGGCGAAACGCTTGGCCTCCTTGATGCGTATGGGGAGGGAATGAATTCAGAAGCAAAAGAGCGATTAGTTGAAAGCAGCATAAAGGCATTTGTTGAGCTTATCGAGTCAGAGGATCCAGATGGTACAGGAAGTACCCTTACTGAGGCTGAGGCTTTGTGGGTTACATCACATGCAAAAAAATTAATAGAAGAGACTGAAAAGGCTGGCGGGGTTGAGGTTGGCACATATACGTTCAAGGGTGATAATTTAGTTAATGAATCCAAAGCTAGACTGAAGGTTTTATTCGGAAATACAAAGACAACCGTATCAGCGCTACGCGGAAAGCTCAAGGAGTACAGAGAGAGAAGAAGTATGGCGCTTGAGGCTTTACATAAAGTCTTTACTAATGAAGTAAAGGGTGAGAGCGTTGAGGCCGCGACAGAGCGCAGAGATGTAGTGTCTGCTATAGTTTCAGCTATCATTGAGAAATCAAAAGGAATAGATGAGTTCAGGCAGAACTTTAATGCCGTACTCGATGAGTTGGTTAATGAACAAGACAAAGCGAGGCGAGAGGGCAAACCGCTACCTATGTCGGATCAAGATTTAGTGACACTACAAAGCTGGTTTGATAATGTGGATGAAGTGTTTGATGCTCTAGAGCAGAATGATGTGCTTAAAATGTCTTCAAAAATAAAAGCCATTAAAGACAAGATTAGTAATTCAAACGCAGGCTCTATTGCTAAGCAGAAGGGCGCGGCACTCCTTAAAGCCGTAGCCATATTACTGGGCAGTGTAAGTAAAAAATATGCTAACAGAAAACAGCAATCTGATACAGACAATGTATCGCAAACAGATGAGGGATGCGTATAATGAGTTCATGTACTGATCAGAATAAGATAGTCGCATTAGCAACAAAGCTTGCACATGACGCAGCGGACGATAACGATGTTCCGCCATTTCAGAGAGCGGCTTTGATTGATGGATTCAGGAATGCGTATATTGCTGAATACGATCAATTGATCGGTATAGGAGAAAGTCACGAAAACGCCAGCGCAGAGGCAAGTGCTCAGGCGCTTAAGCGATCAGGTATACTTGAGTCCGAAGCTATCACAGAAGCGCATAGTCCTAAGAGATACAAGGATGAGCCATTCAGGATTGATCTTGATAAACTAACCAAAGAAGAATCCTCAGAGATTTTAATCTCCAGGGTAAAGGCACACGAGTTAGACCCTGACGTAATTGCGCGATCAAACCAGTTGTCTGATTTAATATTAAAAGCTGGAGCCAATATAGTATCCATAGATAGCTCTGATTGGGATGCATGGAAAACAGAGGACTACCTAAAGGCCTTGGCTGTACTTAAGCTAACTGTGGGGAAACTTACTGGAATAACGGTATTGACTAATGGAGACAATGCTATCGGGGCTGACATGACTCTTATGGGTATAAAGTCCGTTAGCTTTACTGGGCCGAAGCTATCCAATGAATCCGCCTATCACCCTCTATTGGAAAAGTCAAGGGTCTCTGGTTCTGTGGCAGGAACAGCAAACAGAGTGACGGTAGATGAGAGCAGCGCGGTGGGGGTAGACGAAGAGGTATTCAGAAGCTCCGATGTGTCTGTAATGTTTATGCCGTCATATATCAAGCAAGTCGCCTTAAACTATAGACTCCAAGAAGAGAGATTGCGTGAAACTAGAGTCTCTAAGAGGGCATACGCTCGAATAGCGGCAGCATCAGAAGCAGCGCTGACAATTGCTGCATTTAGAGCAGACTTTGGCGGAGACTATAGTGGTTTAAGCCCGGCGCAGAGAGATATATACAACAGGGCCCTCAGGACTCAGGCTTACTACTTTGATATTACGCCTGAAGTTCTAAGCTCTGTAGAGGCTAAAAAGCAATACATAGCAAGCTATGTGGCAAAAAACATTAAACGTGAAAAAGTGAAGATACATAAAAGCACTCAAGCTGGAGCTGACAGCTTAGTGCGTAAACAGAAGTTGTCTCAGCGACACGGCAAGGCAGTTATCGCAATAGGTATTGGTGATAGCGCTAACTCATTAAATATTTACAATCCGTTTAGTGTGAAAGACGTTACCCAGGAAAAGATAGGATTGCTTAAAAACAGACTTGATGCGCTTTCTAAGGAAGACAATCCAAACGTAGGTGCAATGAGGGATATTCTTAGGCAAATCGATCAAGCTGAGATAGACTCTAAGTCCCTTAATCAACTGCAAGGTAAAGTCCCTACTCCGGACGAAACAAGTAGAGAACTCGCTACTCATGAGCAACGTGGCGAAAATGAACCTTATGATCCCGAATATCTTACAGAAGACAAATCAGAGGAACACGCAGATGATGTAGCAGAATACATAGCTCATATATCTGGCGTAGCTCCGATGACTGACGAAGAGATAGCTGATAAAGGATCTGCTATTGCGGATAATAAGATATTGTGGTCGCAAGATGATATAGCTACATCAACGGAATTGCTGCCAGAAGAAGAGATAGCTGGGTTTATAAAAGGATTGTTTGACAGAGATCGTGGAGGACTCGATAAGAGACTGCTTGATAATGCAAGCCTGCCTAAAAAGATCAATACTGATGACAAGTTTACTGGACTTGGTAATGGTAAGGCAATTGTTATTTCTGCTGGGATAGCGAAAAGTCGCCTATCTGAAGAGGGAGTCACTACAATAGCTAGATTCGTAAGAGGTATAGTTGGGGGTAAGCTTAGAAACAAAGTTGTTTACAGGTCAAACACACAAGCCATGAATGATCTCGCGGAAGCCATATCAGAGAATAGCGCAGGAGCTCCTAGTCTTACTACAAGTAGAACTGCTATTAAGAAATCCGAAGCACAGATAACCGATGATGGCAGATATACAAAAGAGTTCTTAGATAATGTTGGATTTGGGTTAATTTTGTCTACTGATAATGACGCTGGAAAGATGGCTGGGCTTCTAAGGGCTCGCGGGCTTCCTTACGTCTTTGTGAGGTTTGAGGCCGGAGAGTCTATGAAGATCGAATACATTCACCCTAATCCAGGTATACAAGAAGCATACAGCAAGGGACAAAGAGGACTTGCTAGAAGGCTGGCAATTAAAGAGTACTTAGGAAACTCATCAGCAGTAGATGGGTTTATTGGATTCTTCAAAGATATGTACTTACCTGCACTGACAGAAGATAATGTCTCAACACACTTTCAAGTATATCAGCACGCGATGATAGCGTTATCTTACTTCCATGACATAACTGTAAAAAACAAAGACCTACAGGATATTCACATTATAAATCCATACAGAAGCACAAGTATGCCAATATCCGGAGACGGCGCACAGGCTGACCTTCTGAAAACACTAACCCATAATGCGCTGAACAATAATAGCGTTTTAGATCAAATCGCATTTGGAATTTCTGAGGTGATGGACTCGGATCTATTCACGGAAAACATATATACTGGACTGTATGTTAAAGATTCCGTTAGAAAACTTATCGATGGAGTGCAGACCGACAATCAAATTAAAGACGCGTCATCTGAAGACCTAAGTGTTTCTCTCATGAAATACATAGCCAAAGCACAGCCCGCAGAAGCAATGGAAAGCCTCAAAAGGGGCATAGAGGAATTATCTAAAACAAAAGAAGAAGTCACTACAAATGATTTCATAAAGTTCATACTTACGCATAGCTCAGAAGCTAGGGCCGCTCTATTCTCAGTACTAATGAATAAAGACCTATCACAGCTCGTCACTGGGGACAATACCAAATCAGTAGACGGCGATGTTTCTATATTGAGAAATGCGCTACAAGATGCCATAGCAATTCCAATCCAGCAAGCCATAGGGAGACAACAGAGGTTATCTTTTGGTGACTCAAGTCATCAAAGGAGATCGCTCGGCATGATGGGTATCACGGACTCTTGGACGGCAAGCGATGACCAAGTTAATGACTACGCGATGTATGTTGCGTCAACATCAATAGGCCCAAATGGAGTGCCATTCCATGAAGATATTAAAATAAACATTACCAACAGTGGTGAAGTATCTATATCTTTTGAAAACGCCACAAGGTTCTTTGAGACAAATCAAACACTGGCATCAGCTATAGCATCTGGAGACACCGGCGCTATGGCTATTCCATTCTTTGGAAATAGAAGAAACGCATTTGATCAGATAATCGTAGAAGGCGGAAGGCATTACAATTATCTATATGATGAAATAAAGAATGTCATTGGTGGAACTGTAGACCTTTTTGAAGGCAAGACCGGCGAACCTCTTACTCAGTATGAGAGGTCTCTAATTGAGACCATATCAATCTCTCGCCTTATATTAAATGAAGACAAGGCGTGGAACCAGCCTGGCGGTATGGACGAAAGCCAGAAGCGCCTAAGAGCTGACGCGGCTGTAATGAAGAAAGCAATGGAGTCTGCGATCAGAGAACTTCTTTCTGGAATGGACTTTAAGGTAGCTGTTAAGGCTAACGAAAAAGTTATAATTAATAAAATCAAAGAGATGATGGACGAGGGAGCTAATGAAATAGGATTCTCTGGTAGCATCAGCTCTATAGCTGAGAGAGTAAGTCAAGCTACCGGATTAGCGCCAGGACTGCTGACTAACGCACGGCAAGCTATTAAGGCCTTTACGCTATACAGCATGGTTCGAGATGGCAATGTGGAACACTTTATGAGAAAGTCTCACAGCGATGACCACGTGACATATATGCCTGTTGAGATTGACGGAGAAGTACAGTTGGCTGAGATCTTAGTTATTGAAGGAAAGCTCTATAAGGTTCCAGTAATTAACTCAAGAGGTACTGGAACTAAGCTAGAAACCGGAACAAGAGTTGAGGGTAGACAGGAGCTTACTGCTTTAGAGAAGGCCGCACTCCTTAGATCTCCAGCAGCAAAAGACAAGGTTGCCTTTGAGATAGTCAATACAGTACTATATGATAAGGCTACGATCATAAGCGAAGCGCTTGAATTACTAACGATAGCCAACCCTGCTTTCCAGCAAGATGTAGAAGTTGTGAGGGCTTACATGACTGGCGAGGATACGGGAGAGCTTAGAGCAACCCCAGGCTTTGAGGTGGTTATGGAGCAGCTCGCAGAGCACATTGATGCACTAATCGCAGGTAGGGTTCATGGAGTGATTCAAAGCCAGCTCAATATGAATCAAGATATCGATGAAGCATCTATGAATGACAATGCTAATGATGAATTTATGCCCGCAAGCGCACGCGGAAAGAACCCAATAAACAGGGAAAGTCAAGGCGGAGGCTTTGATAAAAGAGTGCTCGATAGAGTAGACCAACAGAAGTCTGATATGCAATATGTCAATGAAAGCCCAGAGCAGCTGGCAATGCAATCAGTTAAGCAATACATAGAAGCAGAGGTCGCGAAATTTGAAAGCACTTTTGTTGGTAAAAACGAAAAAGAAGCATTTAGACAAAAGATTTCAGCACAAGCTATGGGGCCAAATGGTGTATACAGCCTATACTTGGCAAATGAAAAAGGCGCTGCGATGCCAGCAACCGAAGAGAGCACAATCAGAAACACAGTGGAGATGGCTGCGGCTGCACTTGCAAAAGGCAAAGGAAGAGAGTCTATACAAAAATTAATAAACCTCCTACAGGTTGGGCCGCTACGAAATGACATGGCGGCTGCAATGAAAGTTGTCGCAGACTTCGAGGCTGGATTAATATCGGACACAGAAGCAGTTAGTAGAGCATCGGAAATGAATTACAACGAACACGATGATGGTGGAATAAGTATCCTTTGTAAATAGAAAGGCTGTCATGGCTGCAAAGTGCAATGTAAAGCAAGAGTCGTCGGGAATGACATGGAATGTTCCTGGGTATATATTTGATAAAATCAAAGCCCTACAGAAACGCCTGCTGACCGGGGTGGATCCCAAAACAAAATGGGGAAAGTTTAATAGCGGCAGAAACATCGAGGGCAGTACTCTTGATAAAGCAGCAATCCTATCCATCATGGACGAGGGTGACACGACTGCGTCTGTCAGGGTTTTCACTGATGAATCATCTAAACCACAGAACTCCATACTGAATAAGGTATTGCTTGAAGCAATGAAGAATGTCTCTAGAGCTACCTACAGGATGACTGGCAGGAATTACTACATAGCCTTACTTGGTGGTGGGAAGTTCGGTAACTTCCTTGAGCGTGGACTCCTGTGGCCTCTGAGACAAACACAGATGGCGATGAAGAAATATCAGACAATGCACACCGAATCGTTTGCTAAAATATTAAGCAAATATGACATAGCTCCAAGAAGCGAAACGGCTAAGAATATGACCGTGATGCTAGAGCACTACATGGTGAACGATCTGACATATCCGGGTGTCAAGGAAAACGGCCCAATGCTTAGCGAGCTGTCGAAGCTTTATGATACTCTCCTGGCTGAATACAATATCTATGCAACCAAGAACGGCCTGTCGCCGATAAATACAATGACAATTGGTGGAGCAAAAGGATTGCTACCTATGCCTACAGCTGGCTCTACGTTACTTGGGAGCGGTACTGCCGGAAAGAGCACGGCAATCAGAAACAATGAAGGCATCGAGGAAATGATAAGAGCTATTGGTAATAGTGACTTTGATCAAGAAACAGACCTGCACCTTTACTTTCCACAGCTGATAGATACAATTGGCCAGGGAATATTCTACAACGCAGCGGCAAAGTATTCTGAGAAAGTTATAGGAGAGCTTGAAACAGAGAACACAAGACGCAGAGAGTCTTCTAAAGAATATGAATCACTTGATGAGGCAATCGGCACACTTCAAAATATGGTAGATGAAGTTTATGGTGGTAAGCTTAATGAAGTTGATTCTGGAATCAAAGCTCTCGTCGGTGACAATAGCAAAGCAGACAAGGCTCTGGGTGTTACACAGAAGGTGGCGAGGTCTATGAGGGCTGCGACCTTTGCCTGGAACTGGGCTTGGTCGATCACAAAACAAACAGCTTCCATCATTTATATCCCAACACGCTTTGGAGCTGCCGCTACTGCGATATCAGCAAGACGGTATCTATTCGATCCAGACTTTAGGAAGAGAGTTCAATCAAGCTATGCGCTGAGCTATAAAACATCTTCTGGTGGACGAGTTGCAGACATGGGTATGGGATTGCGCAACGAGAGAGACCCACAGTATATGCGAAGAGGCTTTATAGCAGAGAAGCTATTGGCTACTTCCTGGGGAAGCGGCAAGGTCGCAGCATACGATAAGGCGACAGCGATGGGCTACCTGCTGTCTGACACGATTGAAACTAATCTATCTATCTTGGCAGCGGGTGCAGCTGAAGCATCATTCGAGAAAGCTGTAGCTAACGGAAGCATAGACACAACAGCAGACATGGATCGCATTAAAGACGAGTGGATTAACAACGCTATTATGCGAACTCAGTCTATGTATAACATGGAAGACAGAGTGGGGCTTCTTGGTGGCAGAAACGTACCAGCATTCTTCCCGTTCTTCTCACACACATTTGAGCTTAATAACTACATAGGCGAGATTATGGGAAACAAGATACCTATTGTCCGAAATGTATTTCTACCCAACGGTCACGTGACTCAATATGACAGCAATTCAAATCCAGGCAGAATTGTGACAGCCCACAGGGTTGTTACGCTTACAAAGCTATTTGGCTTAATGGCTGTAGCTAATATGTGCATAGCTGGTATGGATGAAGATGAACCTTGGGATGCTGCAAACTTTGTTCCTTTCTCTAGCATTCTGTTCTCTGGTAATTCTGGACGCACTGGCGCTATGCCTGTTGATTACACAAAGAGTCTATACGGCGGTGTTGATCGATGGATGGAGTTTGGCGACATGAAGGGAATCCGTGACCACATGATGAAGTTTCACATGATGGGCGGAATCCAAGGAAAGAAAATGATGGACGGTGTTGAGTCTATCATTAACGGAGAGGTTCGAAGTAGAAAAGGAGATCATTTGTTTAGTATTGATAAAAAAGATTGGCCTGAGACAATTGCTCGCGGGCCATTCAAGTCACCATCTGCAAGACAGTGGAAAAAGCGAAAGGGCTTTTAATGAGACTGAAGAGACAAATAGACTATGGGCATATTATAATGATTCTCACTATAATCGCAGGAGGCTTAAGCTTTATATTTGCAATGGACTCTAGCGTCAAAGTCAATGAAGCAAAGTTCGATTCAAGAATGAAATACAACGAGACAACCATGTCTAAGATTGCCGACATTGCAGTAGACCATGAACGAAGAATACGAGCAAATGAAGATTTCCGTATAGAGTCTACTGCTAGACATGAAAATTCAACATGGAGAGGAAGGGCAGATGAAAAGAAGTAAACATTTTAGTTCACATAGAACGGAGTGCCCGTGTTGTGGATTTGACAACGTAAGAGCAGAGTTGCTGGTAGGCCTTGAAGAGCTTAGAAAGCTGTCTGGATACCCAATTGACCTGGGGTCTGGCACTAGGTGTCCTACACAAAACAAACTCAAGGACGGTAGCCCAGGAAGTTATCACATGAAAGGCAAGGCGGCGGATGTCTCATCAAGAAAATACAAGCCTAAAGACCTTGCAAAGCTTGCAGAGCAAGTTGAAGTTTTCTCAAAAGGTGGTATTGGGATTTACCCAAGCCACATACATGTAGACATTGGCGAAAGGGTAGCACGATGGAATGGTTAAGAAGCACAAAACTACTGACTACAGTTCTCGGTATGACCTATATATTTATAGGCAATCTAGTTGGCGCTATTAGCGGAGAGTTTGCCGTTGGTGGACTCGTTGGTATTAGCGGTACGTTTGTGACTGGTAAAATCTTCCAGTACAAAAATGGACACAAGGAAGCTGGTGAATAATGGAACTTAGTGGAGCGTCGAGATTAGCGGATTTTGACCTTGAGCTTTTGGCTGACCTGATAATTGGAATTGAGTCAGCGAACGGAGATCCAAATTCCTTGGCCATGAGGTCAAACAATCCAGGAAACCTTGCGTTCAAAGGACAGAAAGGAGCTTCTCCGGGGGAAGGCCTACATGATATGACTTTTGCAAAGTTTGACAGCCTAGAAGCAGGCAGGGCTGCGCTAGTGAATCAGCTGGATGCGTACGCTTCTGGACGAAGTGCCCACACTGACTCCACTGCCACACTGCAAGAAGTAATGCACATATATGCGCCTGCGCAACATGGAAATAATGATCCAGTCGCATATGCGGATTCGCTCGTTAAAGGGTATAACCACTCAAGTCGGCAGCAGGGAGGAGCTATGAACTCAAGTCGGCAGCCGGGAGGAGCTATGAACCAGGGACAGAAAAATCAGGGAATGCCACAAATAACACTAGAAGATCTGCTTCTTCAAAGTGCGCTAGAGCAAGTGAAGGGACATGACCAACAGCAGCAAACAACGACACCATCAAATGCTGTGAATGTTAACACTATGAACCAGGGACAGAAAAATCAAGGATTGCGCATGATGGGTCTGGGTAATCTTATACCTAGCACTATCCCAGGGACAGATATGAGCGCACTTCAAACAAAGCATCCATCTCTTGAGGAAATGCTTTTACCAGCTATAAACTCATTGCCGAAACACCTCGTAAAGTCCCTTGGAGGGTATCAGCCAGGAATGTATCAGACACAAGCCTCATCAGGAGGGAGCACCTCCCAACCTCAGCTACCAGCTATGCCGAAACACCTCCTCAAATCCCTTCCAGGCTTCCAACCCCTTCCAGGAGGGTGGCAGCTAGGAATGCATCAAGCCTCATTAGGAGGGAACACCTTCCAACCTTCGCCATTTTTGACTCCAGAAGATTATCAGGGCGGGAGTACAGTTCCACAGAAATTCTCTAGACCCCAGTCGTATATAACTGGGATTAATGAAGCTGGACCAGGAAGAGTCGTCTCTCCACAAGGAAGTCAATTAGGAAATCGTGCAGGATTGGCTAATGGTGAAATTAGCGTACTTGATTTGGCTGACCTTAGTGTAGACCCAGGAAACCCAGACCCAACAAGATACGCTGCGGGAGGGAAAGCAAGAGATATAGTATCTTCAACCCTTAACAACCAACAGCCTGTAATGCCAGAACCAGCAATGCCTCCAATCTACAAGTCAACCGAAATCCCAGAGAAAAGCTTTGATTTAACTGGAGCAACAAGCGCAGACAGAGACAAAGACAAAGACAAAGACAAAGATAGCCTATTCCCGCTAATGATGCTCATGATGATGATGGGTGGCGGAGGACAAGGCGGCAGCCAGAGGCCGATATGGATGTAAAAAGCTCTATAATTATGGCAGCACTTGGTGCTATGTTCACGATACTCTTAGGCTTGTTCATTAAGAAAGATAAGCACGACGCTGAGAGCGACCTCAAAGACAAGAATAAGATTATCGATCTGGAAGAAAAGATTAAGGAGCGAGATGCTGATAGGGCACTGGAAGATCAAATGGACGACCCTCGCAGTGTGCGTATTAATCGCGCTGCCAAGCTTCTCGCAGATCTACGAGCCGACTATCAACGACGTAGAGCCCAGTAGCGCTTACATAGGCTTAACGTACAACGATCTCCTGGAACTGTCAGAGAGGCTTGCTCACAAGAACGAGCTTACAGAAGGCAAGCTAGAGGCCTCTGAGAAGAGGTTCGATGTACAGGAGATTTACTACAGAAATCAACTAGAACAAGAGCGGAGACGCACAAAGCAGATAATGCTCTGGTCTACTGCGTCCCTCGCTCTCGCTGTCGCAAGTGTCTGGGTGGGCGCTAAGATCCAATAGGCGTCTTCTTGCTCCTTATTGGTTTACAACTCTGTGTATGATTCCGCATCCACCTGGCTCGCCTAAGTCAATAAGTGGCTCACTCTCAGTTGACCACACGCCAGCCCTGCCAAACTCGTCAACACCACGAACTCTGATAAGCGATAGTCCTACTGGCATGTCCTGGGTTAGTGTTGGGTTTATGACTGTGCCAAACGGTTCCCAGTCTCCGCTATTCACTCTTAGCTGAACATCATAGTAGGCTACTGGTGTGCCTGTCGTTGGTGCTGTCCATGTGTAGGTTACTTCCAAAGCATAGGATGGGCCTACTGTCATCATCATTAAGATGATAGCTGTGATTAGATTCTTCATTTAGTCTCCTTACATGATTCTACAATTCCACGAGCCATATCCAATTTCTTAGCCTCACGCTCTTCTTCGGCTATGGCATTCCACCTCTCTCTTTCATCGAATTCATCAGAGTCCATTACATCGCAGTATTTACCGCACGAATAGCACTCTATGATATTCTCTGAAGTGTTCTCAAAGACACTAAACTCCGTGCTCCCACAGCAGTCAGTGACATAGTGTGTATAATCCATTATTAATCCTTTCTAGCAATAGTAAGCGTCGAAATGACACTTACCTTTTTTAACGATACAGTCTCTTATCTCAATGCCTAACGACAGAGAAGCCAGCTTCGTCTTAGACTCGTCATCAAGGACTAGATCTATTACGTCGTTTATCATCTCGATTGCTGTGTCAGTGTCTTTGTTTGTAAGCGCATCCGCTACCTTCTTTTTGTCTTCTTCAGTCAAGCAGTCTTCATTCATAAGGTATTGCGTTATCTCATGAATTCTTTTTGCTACACTATCGAGATGCTCCTTTCTGAACTGATGTTGTGTATACATCGGCTCAACTACCTCTCCACCAAACTGTACCGCATCATCTGAGCCCTGAAAGCTATAGAAGCATCCATCTATGTCTCCATCATAAGTTCGTCCCATCATTCACCATCTTTCTTGAAGTTAAAGTCAGGTTGACTGACCTTGCGAGTACACTTACTCCAGTCAATTTCAGGTAAGCCGAGCTGAGCCCTGAATCTCTTGCCAGCAGCTATAAGCTCCTCAACAGTAATCTCCTTCCTTGTCCACTTGATAAACATAGGAGACATGAGCTTGCTGTACTTAATATCAATCTCACTAAGCTCTGGCTCGCTATGACTGCTCTCATGCATATCATACCAATCCCTTGCTAGGGGGTTTATAAACTCCTGAATGGTTGGCATCCACTTCTGGGTGTCCATCACCTCTTCGGCGCGATGATGAACATCAGCAACTCTATAGATTTTAAGCTTACGCACCCACCTGGAAACCTGCGTCTCGTTTGGTGTCTTGCTGTAAAAAGCAAACAGCTCTGCAAGTACTTCGGTTAAAGTATAAAACTGTTCAGTCATAATTACTCCTTTTTCAACCAATTCAATTAAGTGATTATCATTGCTTCAACTAATTCAATTAAGTGGTTATCATTGCCTTGTTTAACTGCGTCATACATCGCTTCTTCATTTTCAAGGCATCTGTTATACAGATTTGCTTTTTCTTTCTCTAATTGTTCTATCCTTCCTTTTAGAAATGCGATTTCGTATTTAGATATACACTCTAGACCTTTTAGAAATGCGATTTCGCATTTAGACATAAGGCAATCTTCACAATGACCCATCTGAAAATTATTGCTGCTCATTAAGCATCCTCCAAATTAATCTTTGCTTTAATATGATGCCAAAACATTCGCCCGCACTTTCCGCACCGTTCATCTTTTGTTGTTTGTAATGCAAACCGCCTTGATGTCGTCCAAGTTTGCAGCTCGTCAAACAAGACAGCTTTTTCTATGGCTCTGGCAAAGTCCTCAATGTCTCTGTATAGGGTTGCTTCCTCATGAGCTGAATAGTCTCCGCACTCCCTGATAAATGGTTGTGCTATATCTTCTATCTGTTTATCCGTCAGCATCTTTCAACTCCTTAATTAATTTCTCGTTTTTCTTGTGATTAATGCAATCCTCAAGACAATTAGAATGCCCCCAAACTATTTCAATGGGGCGCTTGCAGCACGCACACTTTGGATTGCCTACTCTGTATGCGGCTTCACACCAAGCCTCTCTCGCCCAAGACTTAATAACCTTAGACTCGACACCATCCTCTGGATTGTCGAGATTTGAATTTAATCCATGTTCCTCCCACCACTTTTCAAACATTACTCCTCCTCGCATTGGCGTTCTACATAGTCTATCCAGCCCTCATCGATGTCAGCAAAAGACCGAAGGTCGCCACCACATTCAGCTTTAACAAACATCCTAAGAAGCGAAGCTGTACTAACCTGAGTTTCTTCATCAAACTCATTAAGTCCGAAAATATTATTCGGATCAACACCGAACCTATCAAGGAACTCAGCCTCAAGAGCCGGGAATGCTCCAGACTCCAAGTCGTCATCAACAATAGAGCCCTCCCACCACTCTTCAAGCATACTGCTATCTTCATACATTTCTATTTCTTTCTCTTCTCGGCCTTCACTTTTAAGCAAGTGATTGTGTAGGCTTTGTTCAATTGGGTCAGTCATCTGATTCTCCTTATCATTGGTTGCCCCCTGTTTCTTTCTTTACAATATCAGCTATCATAGAATGCTCCGCCTTGTGAGCTGGAGCATTCACGTAGCCCTCGAATTTAGATGGAGCAAACAAAGTGGCAGGTCTGAAATACTTTTCATCCTTAGTGCCACTCCATATTGCCCATTGATTCTCAATGACATACTTAAAGTCATCAAGCGCATAGCCTTCCTTCCATCTGGCATTCATGAGCTTCCGAGTACTGGGAACCGTCCGCCATTTTTTAGCAGACACCTCCTTCATGTAGTCGATTATCTTGATAAACGGCAGCTTGCCTTCTTCGTCAAAAACTTCTTTTCTACAATGAGGGCAAAGCATAATTACTCCTTCTTTTTAGCAGGCTTCTTGACTGGCTTCTTTATGCCACTCTTGATAGGATTTTTCTTAATGCCGGTCTTGATAGGAGCAACATCCCTCCAATCACCTAGACCTGTGCCACCGGCCTCCTTAGACAGGGCTTCAGTTATGCCTGCAACCTCGTCGATAATAGATTCGGATACAGAAGTCCCCTTGCCAACCACCTCTCTCGCTTTTTCATCCAGGACAGCAAAAGATGCCTTGGTGATATTAGCAACGACGGCAGTAATAATCATCGGAACAGGATGGTAGTCATTAACCACACAATGGTTCTCCATGAAATTAACAGTCTGCTCCATGAAGTCCATCAGTTCCTCTCTGCCGATTTCACTAATCGCATTTTCTTTTGAACACTTACAGTTGACATCAAAAGGCAGAGATGAAATTATACCTTTCTTGAGTAGATCACTCATTTTTCCTCCTTAAGTTTGAAGTTTTCACAGTCTTTGGTTTTCCACACAGGATCAAATATAAGTGGGTAAAAGAACGACCCGCCTGCCACTCCGTGCTGACTACCAGTCATAGCCTTATCAGGCTTCTCACAAGAAATATGTGTATTGCCGAGAACGCTCTTACGGTGAATGCAATAGTGACACTCATTAATCATGGTAATTTTCTTTTCAGTCATTTGCTCTCCTTTTCTTCCATTTACTTAACATGCGAAATTCAAGACTTCCGCGAGTCCTGTTAATATCGAACACACGAGAATGAACTCTTGAAACATGGAATACCTGTCTTTCGTCACTATCACTGGCGCACCTCAAGCGTCTCCTTACTCGCTTTGGAACACCAAGTTCGGATAGGAGCTGTTCACGATTCACAACTGCAACCTTTTCTTAACAGTCTTCAACAGCTCTATAAGCGCATCCATCTCCTCTAGTTTTTTCTTTTGCTCTTCAACTGTGCCAAACCCTTCTTTTAAGAGGACTTCCATTTTTGCCTGCGATTCATGAAAGCACCTACGTGACTTCGTGTATGAAAAATAGCCATGTGCTATCATAACAATCATCACAAACCACCACGCGGGATCCAACGCAGTATATCCTTCAATAGCAAGACCGATGGCCATGACTGCCAAAAAAAGACCATTAAGACTAAATGCTATCTTCATCACTCACCTCCCATATTTGAAGGAAGATTCTTAGCTGCATATACCCTATACTTGCTAATCGCTTCCGAAATCTCCCTTGCAAGATGTGTGGCATCCTCATAATGACTGACCTTGTCAAGATCACAGCACGCTTCATGGATAACCTTCTGAATCGACTGAACCAGAATTGCTCCAGGATCAGAAAGCTTCTCGCTGTACGGCTTATCCAGAATTTTAGTCATGTTTGTTTTCCAATCCTCACCAAACAAATTGACTGCCTCTTCTGCTACTTTACTCATCATTCACGTCCTTTGGTGTTCCTTCTGGTGACAGCATCCCCACAACTCTATGTACATCTTTTTCCATGCAACCAACTCCTCCTAAATTAAATCAAGTATCGCGAGACCCTTCCTCTTGTCAACAGGAGACCATCCTGCAAGCATCACAGCTTCACGAATCAAAACCTTACTTCCTCCGCCGTTAGCTAAATCCAAAGCTTGAAGTGATTTTCTCATACCGAGATCATATCTCAAGCCGTGTTCTTTAGCATAGGCACGTATAGCCTTCATGGACTCTGTAATCCACTCAGCCTTCTCACAGTCTCCTAGAATAGCAGACTCTAAGTTCTCGTCTAATCCCCATGGAATAGTTACAAATCTTGATAGCACAGATAAGTCCTGCTGTCTAGCAGAAACATACATTGCATCAGCGCCGTGCCCCATTGTGTTACCTGTACCAATAACTACTAGATTATCTTGAACTGCCACAGTTCCATCAGGAAACGTAACAGGATCTCCAGGCCCAGAGGCTAGGATGTTGTTCAGAGTCACCAGGATGCTCTCGTTGCAACGATCCATCTCATCGAGCAGCAAGAGTGCTCCTGCAAAATAAACGTCTGTACCCTCCACTGCTTGCCTTAGAGGAGTGCTTACATAATTGCCAGTTGCGCTGTGATAACCAAACAGCTGCGACTGTGGAGTTTGTGGCCCCATAGAAAGCGGTAGATATTCAAGATTCAGTGCTTTCGCAATCATCGCAGCAGCCCTTGATTTGCCACCACCAGAAGGCCCGGCCAGATAAGAATTCAATCCAGCGCCAGCAACGGTTAGTAGATCTTCAAATCGACTGTGAGCTAAGCCGATATTGATGGGTCTAGCTGGAGCAGGTTGAGCTACTTCAATGATGTTGGGCTTTTTATGTTCTTCCATAACTTTCGTCATCTCCTGTCTAACGACAGAAGACACAAGCTGGTTAAACATGTCCCTTGATGATAACTCTGGCTTGCTTGGATCACTTGACTTTTGTGAAGTTACAGGCATAGCACTGACTACCTCACCCGTAATCCTGTTTCTAGTTTCCTCAAAACTATCCTCAATAATCATCTCTATATCATAACCATTTCTTTTATAAATATGCGAGTCAATGCTCTGGGTGCACAATTCACCCCAAAGGGAATATTCATTAAAAAGCTTGTCGCTCATCTCGGACTTGTTTCCGGAGATGTTTCCATCAACAACTTTATGTTCTTTCAGATATTTAAGAAAATCACCTAAATCTGTTTTTTGCACCATTTGTTCAATCCCAGCAGAGACTCTGTCTTTGCATAAGGGGTCCGGGTGCATATAAGGCAACCAGTATTCCGTCTCGCCCTCGTAGTTACCTGGTAGACTGTGAAGAATAATTGCCCTCGTGACTACGCGGACAATTCTCTGATGAGATGGTCTCAGCCCATCATAGTTTACTTGAATAGGTAAAGTACCCATATTAACCTCCGGGTTGTTTTACCGCACACTCCTCTTTCGGTAGTATGCAAATTCTTTACATTTACGAACATCTTTAACACTCATATAAATGATAGGGGGAGTGTTTGGAGCATGATAGAATGCGCATTTCTCCCGAACTGGACAAGTGCGCCCCCAGACATCTACCCCCTTACATTTATTATTCATTAACTTAATCCCTCCTCTAATTTAATTCCAAAAGAGCACTGTTCACCCATTTTAATCAGCCCACTATACGCTATCGCAATAGCATCTGCGTAAGCTTCTCTTTCAGGCTTGGTGCCCTCTAGCTTGAAGCCAAAATAACTCTCGGCCTCAGCCATCATAGCAGGCTTCTTGGCGTTACCAATGCCAGTGAATTCCATCTTTACATCCGTGGGATTAATGCGATACATGCTGCACTCATCACGACCATTTCCATAGTGAGACCAAAGCACGCCAATAAGCTCTGATTGCTTCATGGCTCCTTTTGCATTCAATCCAATAACGCAATCTTCAATAATTACGATATCAGGATTAAGGCAATACTCCATCTCGAATTGACACACCTCTCTAAGTATGTAATTCATTCTCTCAGGCAATGGTATAACTGCATTTGTATGTACACATCCAACACGTTCAATAAGCAGGCTTGTGCCGTCAAATACTGACGAACACATACCTGTACATGTTAAACCTGGATCAATTGATAGAACTGTCTTCATCATTTGGATTACACCCCATAGCGCCAAATTTATCATACAACTTTTGCACTACAGCCTTGCCTTCTTCCATGGCCTCATCGCTGTCATTAGGATTGACTATCCTTCCGCTCTTAGTAATAATACGGCAATCCTTCATGCATAACTCCCCGGCCTCAATCGCATCCATAGCGTTATCGTATGAGGGATGACTAGATGCGTCAATATCTGTTATGACATCATCATAAACACCGCCATGGCGGTATTCTATAGAGGTGGTAATAAGCTCAGAAGCCAATAGCTCCATCAGTATAACCATCCTATCAGTGCTACCGGTTTGACCCAAGCATGAAATGCACCGTTCATAAACATGTTCATCTACATAGTTGTGAGCGCCTTTCTCATGCATGAAAGTTCTATACTTTGAGAGTTCCTTTAATAAAGGGAACTCCTTAACGGTTCTCTTCTTCGCTTTTTTTATCATCCTGATTCTCCTTCTGTTCTTTCGCTAATTTAGCTGCACGCTCTGCAATAGCCATGGCAGCTATAATAACAAGCTCCCTGCCAATTAAGACAGAGAGCCTTCCTGTTGTAGAGACTAGTCCTTTTGCTGCGGGAGTAAGCGCAGTGACAATCCCTTTAAGTAACCTCATAACTCCTCCTATTCTACTTAATCAAAAGTAGGCTCAGTGATTGTTAGTCTTTCTGGCTTAACAAAGCTAATGCCGTCAGAATCAGACACTTTCAAATCCAGGAAAATAGATCCATCTTCTTTGGTCTGCTTAATATCAAGCTTACCAGTAACGGCGACGTAATGACCCTTCTCAAGGCGCTTCATTACATACTTAGCAAGATGGCCCCAGCACTTCACTGTCATCCAATGAGTGTACTTAGAATACTCACCATCCTGCTTTACTTTTGGGTTCTCACAACCCTCTGGATTCTTCCAGACTGTCTCGATTGCCATAGTAAACTTAACGCCAGAACCCATTGCGGTAGGTGCAACTGCACAGTAACCTGAGTAACTAAAATTATTCATTTTCTTCTCCCTTGTTAAAGAAGCCATGATACTCAAAGCCTCTCCAGATTTTGCCCGTAGCTTCCTTGAAGCGTAGAGCATCTAGTACTCGTAATTTTCTAGTAATTACGACTCTGTCTAAGGTTAGGTTGGTTTTATATTCAGACCAACCAAGTAAGTGACTTAAATCTCTCCAGTCAGCTAACACCAGACCGAGATTATTCACTCTGAAATAAAAGCCACCAAAGTAAGGCTTGAATCTCAACTGACCACCATCCAGTGACCCTCCTTTCTGACAACAGCCATCAGCCGCCATCCTTGTATGATGAGTCATGCCACAAACAACACAAGACTCTCTTCCTCCAATCCGACCAGTAATCATCGCATGCTCTATATTTCTGGCTATATCCAGAATAACTTCATCGTTATGACAAGCGTCAGCTTCCTCCTGGGTATCCCACCTGTAGGTACAGATAGAACACATGGGTTTATCAAAGCTAAACATCTTTGCATTGCGACTGCCAAGCTCATTATAGCCAACAAACCTGCGTGTTACTAGACCCATATTAAGCTCCTCTTATGTCCTTGATCTTAGAGACGTAGGCCTGCTTTAATTCGCCAGAAACGCCCATTATTTTAGCGTCAGCCATATACCCATTGACAATCCCATTGAGATCATCTTCTGTAGATGATTCCTGAACATCTCTAAGCATATTGTTTAGAAACGTAGCTTGCTCGCCGTTATCTCCAACAGTAGGCTCCCTTGAGTTTTCTGGCTTAACAACAGCATCAATTTCAACAGCACGTTCCTCCATAAGAGTGCCATTATTAAGATAATCAAGATCCCTCTCTTGACCTTGACATGGAATGAGTCCTTGTAGCGCGTACTTGGCTGCGTACGAACCAGTAGACCCCGAAATCTGCCCACTGGTCATGCCTTTTAGCACCTCGCTATGTTCGGCGGGAGCACGCTTAGTTATCACTTCATCACCAAGACGAAGCTCAACCTCTGCCATCACGAACGCGCGACCGGCACACTCTTGTAAATACTTATCAATAGTAAGTGTTGCACCAGCTGCCTCAATCACAGGATTGATAACCTTAATAATATCATCTGCACTCCTGTAGTTATAGCCACCAAAAGTATTCACTTGACCTTTTGGTATATCCAGCTTCGATAACACTTTTACGAGCCTGTCTATATCTCTCATTTTGTCTCTCCTTCTCTGGTTTTAACCAGTCATTAGCTTGTCTCTTGTTAATCTTGAAAGCCATTCAATGCCTTCATCTATGTCCATGTCCATTAAATCCTCTGTCTGAACAATGACATCATAGCCTTTCGGAGCATCTCTCTTGGTAAGCTCCACGCTGCGACCATAGCCGGATCCATATTGCTCCCACAGCCACTCCTCCTCACGCTCCATGCAGGCAAACTTAATCCTCCTAAGCAAAGTAGTGTGACCGAGATAATAAGCCAACCTGTCGCCAGGCATAGGCTCTGATGGCTCCTTGCAGCGCATGTAGTAAGTAATGTGATAATCTTCTCTTGTTCTTACGTGGAAGAATATCGTGATGCCAACACTTATCCCACTCCTTTCGAGATAATCCGCATACGAGGCAATTATTATGCCCCTCTCCATAATGTCCTCACTATCTGATCCGCTATTAATACCACGACAGACAAGAAGCTCGACAGTTCTTGCTTTTATCGGAGAACACGCTTCGCTGATCATGTTTTCTGGAACACCCTCAAGAAAGCGATCAATATCAACCGTATGACCAGTGACATCATATGCATCGTGAGGCTTTGGAATCTTACTGAGATTAATAGTCTCAAGATTACCCTGTACGGCTTTCTCAAGTCTATCTGCGCCTTCAGGCCAGCCCTGCTCAGCTAACACTAAAGCTTCCTCCCATGTACCACCAGCCCAGCTAATCTCATCGGTAGAAGTACTTGATGGACTTCTAACCCAACTAGGCAAAGGACTCAAGGCTCTGTCCATAAGATCTGTTGGATTATCAAAGTAACGAATAAGCCGTTTCTTCTCCTTGTCCAACTCAACCCTCATGGCTACCTCCTCGATAAATACGATGACCATCGTCGTTGTATACTTCGTCCACACGAAGCACTTTTCCGACTCCATGCCTTGCGACCATGATGTAACCATCAAGGCCTCTCAGCTCAATCTCGACACCCTTAATACCCTTATACTTATGGAACAACATGCTCCATATAATCAAGGCTTCAGCTAGGGTGGTAGGGTTCTGGTGCTCTTCGTTAGCTGGCCCTATGTAGTAAGGGCGCTCAGAGCGCTGTGAGTGTCTGTGGGGCTTCTCATATTCCCACACACTGATTTCTAATACAGACATTTTCATGCCTCCTTTAGCTGCTAGTTATTTGGCTTACAGTACGCAGCTTACACTGTAAGACAATCACCGCAAAGCATTATTTGCGACGGCTTACCTTCGATTTCTTAACAAAGTCTACTCGACTTTCCTCATTTCTCCACCTTTACTTTCTTTGCTACCACATCAGTAAGGTATGTATCACCTAAGTGCAGCATCATTGCCGCCAGGTAATGGGAGTGTCGCTGAATGCCAGCCTTATCAAACCTGTCGCCAATATAGTCAATTGTGTCACGACCTATCTCCATGTATAGATCTTCGCCAATCTCCTTATTGGCTGTGAGAACCAATGCAGCAACAAGATCCTTAGTCTCGTCACTAAGGGTCATCTGTTCATAGCCGTCATCCTTAACGTCTGGAACAATACTAAGCTTTGGTTTTTTAGTCATCATTTACCCACCTTCCGTAATTTGGGTCAGCATCTTATCACAGCTGACTTCAAGTTTTCTAATCCTGTACAAGAGCACTGAGACTCTCTCCAGGCAGCGATCACAAACACCATTTGGCCCAAGCGCATTAATATGCTTAAGCACACCAATTAAACTCTTCGACTTGCAATGGTTACACATCAGAATCACCATCCTCTTGTCCGAAATGTATTTCTACCCAGCTTAAATCTTTACCGAACTCCAATAGGCTCGTGCTATGGTCGCTAAGCCCAGCTATAAGATCATCAGCACCTGGAATGCCTGACTTAACCATGAGACTCTCAGCTTCAAGCAAAAGCTCAAGCGCCTCCATGACGCAATTCAGAGCTTTGCTGACATTATGGCTACCTGGGTCAACCTTAATTGTGAGATCACTCATCAAATACCTCATCTTCTTCATCTTTACTCACCTCCTTCATCGGGTTCAGGACTAGGATCGTAATCGTCCTCCGGACAATATTGCTGCATCTGGTCTATCTCATACTCTTCGTTGTCTACACGTGCAGGAACATGTCCTAGCACTTGAGTTACGAGACTGTTCTCCAATAGTTCACTGAGTTCACACATGACTTACTCCTTAGTTGATTGAGTTGACTAGAATACCGATTCCCCAACCTATCCATAGATTGATACCAATAATCCACTTGATCCTCGACCTACGCTTGTCCTTCCTCGCTTCAGCGAGACTATGCTTTAGCACTGCATCCAGCTGTCTACTTGTGTGGTCTGTTGTGTTGTGCTTCATTACTCTCTCCTTATTTGATGATGAACGATATAGCTGTCATTATGATAGCTATAACTCCACCAAACACAAAGCCTATCACCAAGCCTATCACCAATGGCTCAACATTGCGTTGATACCAGCTCTCACGATTGGGCTGAAACATAGCTTTCGCTATCTTATTCAACTCCTCCTGCTCTCGCATCTTAGCTGTCTTACTCATTGTCTTCCTCTTTCTTCTCAAGTTTCTCCTGCGCCTTGGACAGAATGTCCTGACACTTCTTGCGCAACTCCACTTTCTCTCCGTCTGACTCCATGCTGAACGATGGTTTACCACTGAACTTGACCTTTGGTAGTGTGATGTCGAATGTGAATCTCATGACTAACTCCTTCTAAGTTTGTTAACGACTCTGTCTGCCAACATGGATACGTCTAATATCCACAACATAACTGCAACTGATTTGTCTTTTGATAGTCTCATGACTTACTCCTTGTATGGTTATTTTCCCGCAGGGTTCCTCAAAGACATGGTCTCAACAAAGTTTCCATCTCTCCAAAGACTAAAGAGAGCGCTCATAATTAAGCACCCTCCCCCTACCCCCTCAAGGGGGGACTACCTTTAACATTGAGGGAACCTATCAGCTCAAGGAAATTATTAACATAACACATTCTCTACTACCAGTACTGTCTAAGAGTATATCATACAATAAGTTACAAGATACTCAACGTATAGGAGTGGTTATAAGATACTGAGGTATAATAATATTTATTCCTATTATACATTGATTGGATGAAGTATAATATTGAGTGTATAAGAGGCTATATATGCTGGTAGGATTTTGTATGGTATAGTGGTTACAAAAATAATATATAAATCTTGTGTTTGCTTTTTAAGTGGTTATAAGGTAAAAATTCTTTCTAAGTTTGCATCGGTAGTGTATTTTGGTTTGGGTTGGGCGGGAAAAAAGATAGTAACATTTTTAGTAGTTGAGTGATATTTAAGGAGACTTCCTTTCTTCGCTTCACTCAGAAAGGGTCAGGGCGCTTCGCAGACTCGCTACCTGACGATATGGTTTTTAATTAGTGTCTAATAAAAGAAAACCAGGTCCTAAACTGAAGAAGGGACCGAAGTCAAAAGTAAAGCCTCTTGATAAGAGGTCGAAGGCCTACAAGAGGGGCCGGGTCATGGCGACCGATCCACGCGTTGGATTCAATCTTCTCGATAACCGCGAATTCCTATTATTTCTAGAGCAATTTGGCTATAACATGTCCTGGGCAACAGATGCCTGTGGATTAGCGCATGGCTCTATGCTTCAGCGTGCAAAACGCCAGGGCTGCCAAGCAGAGATCAGAAGGTTGAGAGCCGACTGGGAAGAGAAGAACGGGTCGGTAGAGCAGGCCTTTAAGATGCAAGACGCACGAATAGCGGCGAAGCTTGTTGTTACAGAAATTGAAGAACGTAGAAAGATAGATGCAGAAGAGCTAAAGATTAATAAAGCCAAGATAGGCCAGGAGGAGGTCTACAGGGCGATATGCAATGCAGGTGGAATATTAGGAGACGCGGCTACTTTCCTTAGAGCCGCAGGACACGAACTCACAAAATCAGCACTGGTGCGAATGGTTGCGAATGATGAATATCTCCAAGAAGCCTGTGAGCTGGGCGAAAAGGAGCTTCATCTATACATCCGCGACGATATTCTCTCGGCATCCCGCGGGCAAATGACTCCAAAAAAAGAACAAAGTAAATGGATGTTACAAATGTCAAAAGCCAGAATGGGATGGACGGAGAAGACTAAGGTTGAACATAGCGGCTCAGTTGGTTACGATACAAAAGCACTGCCTACAGACCTGAAGGAGCCGGATCTTCCGCCTCTTTCTGTCGTTAATGGCGGTTTGAAAAAAGAAGAGGATTAATCTTAGGGTAGCATCTTCTCAGTGTTACCCATCAGGAAGCTTGGTGTGGATACCTCCTTACCGCGAGCGCAGCCGAGCTTCCACCCCTTTTGAAAGGATTCGACTGTGTTTAGAAAAATTTTGATTACAATGATGCTGCTTGTCGCAGCGGGCGTTTCGGCGCTTGAGTTTGGTGGATGGGGGGACGCTGTAGAGGTTCTTGTGGAAGATGACAGCAATGTGTCTTATTTGTCTGATGACATGAGCAATATTACCAAGTACGGTGGCTGGACGATCTTCCTGCCTTCCGACGCAGCTGCGACGGTTACTTTTCATCGCGGCAGAGGTAGTACTGGCGTGAGTGGCTCGTATGAGACAGCTGGTATTACGCTGTCAGCAGGTGAGCAGTTTACATTTCCTGGTAAAATTACAGATTTGAAGTTCGATGATCCTACAGCTAATGTTACTGTGGCGGTATTCCCTTGGGTAAAATAAGACTAATATTTATAGTCGTCTTTTTTGCCACACTAATTCTACTAGTGTCGTCTATGCCGTCGTATTCGCAGGTTACTAAAAAAATATTCTTCCCGCACCACAGTATGGGGTCAAGGCTTGTTGGAAATCGATATCCGGCAGCGCAGCCATCGCAGCAGTATCAGCTACCCGCATACAATGGTGAAGACACCACCTGGCAGATACTTATTCCAATTAATGCACTTAACATAGAAAATGGAACTGATGTTCAGTTCTTTCAGTGGGATAGAGAGGATTCTGGATATACATCCAGTACAAATCGCTGGGTAAGGGACGACTTTGATGATGGCCCGGATTATACTTATATAACTGATGGTAGTGAATATTTTGATTTAAGCGCCGCAGATGGTTATGGGGCACCGTATTCTTTGATGGGTGAAAATTCTCCACCAGGAAACTATCCGACCGTTCTTTATGACCTGTGGGCTCAAGATTCAGATGGCTACATGGGTGACCAAAACTACCCTGTGTATACTCATCTTCCTATTAATCTCGCCAATGAATTCGACGTAATAGTCTTAAAGAGCAGCTATCAAACGACGCAGTGGTGGGGAGCTGATGGAGCCGAACGAACTCTATATGAAGTATTCGGAAACACAGAAAGAGATGATGGGGATGACACAAGAGAATCGATTTATGAGTATTACTTCGAGACACAGGATTTGATGCTCGCTTTGGCGGATGAGCTTGCAGCTCATTACCCAGAAACAATTTTTGTTTATATCGGCCTGGCTCCAAGACAAAATCGACACGATACACCTACTTATGATGATCAAATTACAGAAGAAGTCGCTCAGGCTTCTTATGACTTCAACGCCTGGTGTAGGTCCGAATGGGTATATCGACAACCTAATCTGAGGTATTTTGCCTGGTACAGTTATTTGGCTGATTTGGATCCCGAGTCTGATGATTACATGGCGCTTCTCGATGAATACGAACATAATCCAGGCTCTGATTCAGATAGTCACTGGTCGTTCTCTAGGGGTGAAGTTGTTGGTGAAATCTTTGGTGAATATTTATATAATCTGGCAGTAGCGGAAGATTCAGGTGTAGGATTAGACAACGAGACATACAGGGAGTGGGGGCCGGATTATGATGGCGCGGATCCCTGGGGGAACTCACCACCAACATTTGGTTTAATTCAAAACGCTACTTCAAGAGAAGATTCAAATTATGAACTTGATTTAGAGCAATATGTGTCTGACGTAGATGAAGACCCGTTGACGATTTCGGTTATCGGCACATACTCAAATGTTGCTGTCGAAATGATTAGTGATTTTATAGTCAGAATTACACCAGACGCGAACTGGCATGGAGAAGTGCTTGATGTAACTATGCAGGTAACTGACGGAGTCGCCACGGCGAACTCTGATTTTGATATAGTATTTACGCCAGTAAACGATCCACCTACTATTACTGACTTTCCAGCATATTTCGAGTGTGATGAAGATGATGCTGTTGTAGAAGATTTGTCTGACTGGACTCATGACATAGATGGTGATGATTTAATTTACAAGGTTTCCGGTGGAAACAATATTAAGGTTTATGTATCTGGGTCCAATGTTATCTTTCACCCACAATCCAACTGGAATGGCACTGAAAGATTTACATTCTTTGTCCAAGACGAAGTATCCAGTTCTACTTCTGTGAGTTTTGATATTGTAGTTAATCCAGTTAACGACGCACATACTCTTGAGTTTGGCACTCTTAATCTTCGACTGCCAATTGGTAGCGTGACGAATTTCGACATCTCTTCATATATTACCGACATCGACAATGAGGAAGAGATATTTATTACGGATGTCACGAACTTGTCGGCTGGCGACATTATTGCTACATACAGCGGTAATGTGATTGAGTTTAGTTTGCTTTCGTCTGATGTATATACCGGCCAGGAGACCTTTGAGGTTACGGTGGAAGATCTTGACAATACTGACACGGATATATTTACAGTCGAGGCTTATACTCCTGTTTCCCTAGATGCTACTACAAAAATCGAGCCAGGGCTTTTGACGGGTTACTCTACACGCCTTGCGTCTGCGTCTGGTTGGGGCTTGACGCTTGTTATGCCAAAAGTAGAATCCTGGGTATTTAGTAACTCCTCAACAATGTACACTGGCGAATATACTCACGAAATAACCTCAGTTGGTGGTAGTGGAGAATTAAATATAAATTCTACAACAACGCCAAGAGGTGCATCAGATCCGCTTAGGTTTAAGGTTAGTGGGGATGGTTGGCCAATAGATGCGTATAGTGAAATTGCTGCCTTGCTTGACTTTGACGTGTCTGACAATATCGGCGGGCGAAACGTAATTAAGTCTACGCTGTTTTTGAGAGCGACGTCATGGGGTGGATTGTCTCTCGGCGGTCAAGCTATGCGTATGGATGTTGT